GTCTGAATAAGTAACTTTAGCGGTTTCCTCACCACTAAAATCATCACTACCACCAACATCACCATCATTTTTTCTTTTAGCGATTAATTCATCTCTCTTTCTCATCTGTTCCTCTAACATATCTAGAGATTCCTGATTCATTTTCTGAGCGTATTGTTTCTCTCTATCGCTTTTTTCAGTCTTACCTATACCTTCTTGTTCACTAACTTCTTCGGCTATTTTACTACCCATCTCGTTAGCTTCTTTCATTTCATCAGTCATCCTAGACGATGTTGGGAAAACATTTGGTTTCTTCTCCATATTTATTAACTTATTTTTAGTATGTTATATAATAATAAATATGAAAAAGTAAAGTTTTTAAAATATTAATGCACTCCGTCGGTTACTCTTTCACCATCTGAATCTGAAAACCATTGATTAGATTTAGCGTCTGTTGGTTTATTATCTTCATCCACAACCTCTAAATCACTAGGTAATCCAGTATAACCTTCATCTTTAGATGTAGCAAAATACTTGGCGATTATATCTTCAACTTTATCGTAATCTGTTTCACTTTTTTTAGATAATTCATCTAAAAATTGCTCTAGAGATTTATTCATTAGAGACTCTGGAAACTCACCGTCGTGATGTTCGTTAATATCTTCTTCATTAGCATATTTACCATCCCAACTAAATTTATCTTCCTTAAGTAAGTTTTCTTTTAGAGTTTTTAATTGTTTTTCTGTAATTTTAAGTTTCTTTCCCATACTAGTTTATTATTCTACTTAATTCAGGATAAATGTCTTTAACAAATTTAAATTTATCCTTTTCTTTATCTTTTTCTTCGTCAACTCCATTCATCCTATCTTGGAATTTTTTGTTGACCTTATCCATGTTTTTCTTTTTATCTTGTTTTCTCATTCTTTTATAACGTATTTTAAAAAAGCATAACGCTTTCTATTAGATAAATATGTCATATCCCCCTCAAACTTATAAGCTTCTCTTTCAAAACTTAAGTTTCTATAAGATTTAGACCCATAGATAAACAATTTCACTAACCATTCTATGAAATAAAACACAAAAAAGGGTAAAATTAACATCTCCTTTTGTTGTTCGATATGTATTTTCTCATGATTAAGTAATTTATCAGTGGCCTTTGGGTAATGATAATTAATAAACCTTTCTCTTATTATGATAAAAGGAAAAATAGTAATTCCTTTTATCGGTGCGAATAAACTTATAATTGATAATAGTGTGTCGTTATACTTTACAATCGGTATTTTCATATATAGTTAAAAAAAAATCACTTAGGTAGCGACACTTAAGTGATTTTAAATAGCCGTGAGCTATAATCGGTCCTAAACCGTTTATTTATTTTATAAATAGCTGATAATGTGAGTAATAGAAATCAGAATAATAATATTGCCCTATCAAACCTTAAAGTGGCTGTGATATCTGCAATACCGTCATCATCCATTGATAAGTCACCAAATCCAACATTGGTTAACATAGTACCTTGTAGTTGCCATTTTTCAATAACAACACCACTAGGGTCTAACATTTCAAGCTCAACATCTTTTTTGTATCCAGCAGCATAACCTTGTCTACCAGTAGCAGACTCAGAAGTTAACCTAACCCATTCCATAATAGCTTGGGATGTAGAAGGTCCAATGGCATCTCTAAATACAACTTCAATAGTATCCCAAGTAAATCTACCAATTACGTAGGTAGATGTGTTTAAGAATGGAATCTCAACTTCATTTTGTGTGATTGAAGGACGTGATGCTGACTGTAACCACCATTGTTGTATACCCAACTCAGCTGGGAACCTCATTAACCATCTATTCTTCTTTTTAGGTTCGTAAGGTACAGGCATTTTCATCAATAAATCTGACATAATTTTCTTATTTTTTTGTTTTTTATAATATTTATTAGTATATTAGCCTTGTGGCTTTATTATAAATATATGGAAAAACAAAAAAAAGTTAAAAATAAGGAATTAAATTTTATTATTAAATCAAAAAAAAAATATGGGGCGCAATTTAATTACTCTAATGTTAATTATGTTAATAGTGATTCATTAGTTAAACTAACTTGTAATATACATAACATAACCTTTGAACAGTCACCGACAGAGCATTTAAGGGGGTATAAAAAGTGTGTGTTATGTGGTGGTCCTGTTAAAAAAATAAAAGATTTTTTAATTAAATCTAATGAAAAACACGGAGATTATTATGATTATTCTAAGGTTAAATATGTTAATTCACAGACTAAAGTAAAAATAATATGTCCAGAACATGGTGAATTTGAACAATTACCAAATGGACATTTTAAATCAGGTTGTCAGAAATGTTTCTTAGGTAAACATAATAAGAATGAAACAATAGAAGCTTTTTTATTTAAAGCAAATAAAAAACATAAAGGTTATTATAGTTACGATGAAGTTAAATACGTTAATTCACAGACTAAAGTAACTATAACATGTCCAAAACATGGTAAGTTTAATCAATTACCGTATAATCATATTAGGGGTAAGGGGTGTAAATCTTGTAGTATTAATAAAACTAAAAATAAATTATCTTTAGATGAGAATGATTTTATTGTTAGAAGTAATAAAAAACACCACAATAAATATAGTTATTTGAATGTTGATTATATTAATTCACATTCAAAAGTAAAAATAATATGTCCAGAACATGGTGAATTTGAACAATTACCATATGACCACTTATCTGGTCATGGTTGTAATAAATGTACTTATATAGTATCATCATTTGAAAATGAAATAAATGATTTCATCACAAATGAATTACATTTAAAAACCATTACTTCGAGTAGAAAAATTTTAAATGGTAAAGAAATAGACATTTACATTCCCTCACTTAGAATTGCTATTGAATTTAACGGTTTATATTGGCATTCTGAATTATTTTTAAGTGAACATTACCATAATGATAAAACTAATGATTGTAATAACAAGGGGATACAATTAATACATATTTTTGAAGATGAATGGTTAAGTAAAAAAAACATCACAAAGTCTAGATTAAAAAACATATTAGGTTTGACTAAGAATAAAATGTACGCCCGAAAGTGTTTTATAAAAGAAATACCATTTAGTGAATCTAAGAAATTCTTAAATAAAAACCATTTACAAGGTTCTGTAAATGCATCAATAAACTTAGGGTTATATAATAATGATGAATTGGTTAGTTTAATGAACTTTAATAAACCTAGAAGTGGTGTTGGTGGGAAATATGATGGCTATGAATTATCTAGGTTTTGTAATAAATTAGATGTTAGTGTAATAGGTGGCGCCAGTAAATTATTAAAACATTTCATTAAAGAATATGAACCAAATGAAATTAGAAGTTATGCAGATAGAAGGTGGAGTCAAGGTAATATGTATGAAATGTTGAAATTTACTAAAACTCACATTAATAGACCAAATTACTGGTATATAATAAATAAAGAACGTTTTCATAGGTTTAATTTCAGAAAATCAAAATTAAAAGAAATGGGTTATAATATTGAAGGTAAGACTGAACGTGAAGTAATGTTAGAAAATAAAATTTATAGGATTTATGATTGTGGTACTATAACTTATTCGTATAAACCAAAAAACCCTTCTTAAAGAAGGGTTTTATTATTCATCTATTAATATTATACATCTTCGAATGATGCACCAGTATTTTGTACAACAAATTCTACTGTTATAAATTCTAACGCTCTTGTTGGTTTAATGAATATTCTACCGTTAAGTTCGTTCCTATCAATTGACTCAGGTGAGTTATCAACTTCTACACGGAAATCAGTAAGACCTCTTTCACTTCTAATATTTTCTAGAATAGGGTTAACTAATGTTTTAAATTGATTTCTTACAACCTCATCGTTTTGTTCGAATAATAATCTGATTGATACAGCAGATATTAATTTTCTAGCCTGTAGTAATAATCTTCTTACGTTAAGTCTGTTTAAAGCAGTTTCTTTTTCTTGTAAGTTTTTATTACCGAAAATAACTGTTCCTTCAGAAGCGAATGTAGCGATAGGGTTGATTCTACCTTCATATAAAGTATCTCTTTCACCTAAAGTTAATTTCTTTCTAGCTTTAACTGCGTTTACAATACCTCTCTGTACACCAGCCACAGCGAACCATGGGAATGATACATTATCGGTTAAAGCAACGTTAGTTATAACATCTCTTGTAGGTGGTAAGTATACTAATACGTTATTATCTGTATCATTAACTTGTACCCAAGGCCAGTATGTTGCAGTATAACTACTGTCAATACCTGTAGCGTCTAATCTATTAACAACATCATCTACAGTAATTACCGTCTCATTCTCATAATCAGGTGTTGTTGTAATATAGATAGAATCACTTCTTTCTTCCTCAACCATTTCAATAGTCGATTCAACAAGATTAGTGTGATTAAATATATCAATACCTGGTGTTGCAAACACGTTAACGTTAGTGTCTTCAGGGTTATTAAATGTTCTTATAGCTTCTTGATATGCGTAGTAATCAGCTGTCGTTCCTTGGTCACCATTTTCCAGAGCCATTTCAGCAATAGCACCACTAGCTAAAGCTTCATTACTATTGGTTTGACCTAATACAAAACTATCTGTATTACTTCTACCTTCTCTATACTCATCCCATCCATCAAAACCACCGAAAGGTGCCATTGTGAATTTTCTTGATTGTATTCTAGTGTAACTGTTACCAGATAATTCTAATTGAGTATCGTTTTGGAAATTAGAATCTCCATAAACAAATGTGAAGTTATCTAAAGTAGCACCACTTGCGTCAACGTCCATATGGAAACCGTTTGTCATACCACTAGTAGCCTCGTCATCAGCCCCTATAAATTTAAAGAAATCTCCATCTATACCTACTGTATCTGAAAGACCTAAGTAAATTTTTCTTACTTTATCGAACTGACCATAAGCTTGATTATAATTAACTGATGGAGCATCTAAAGAAGCACCAAAGGCCTTAGTAGGCACACCAGTAAATCCAGCTGGGAATGAATCTGAAGTTTCCTCAGTTTCATCTAATTGAACTAACACATAATTAGATACTGAAGAATAAAAACCATCTAAAGTACCAAGTCTTCTACCAACAAAATTATCTGAAGTTGGGTCCATTGTACATCTAGAAAATCTTTCTAAAGTTACTGGATTAGCATCAGTATCATTGAATGCTCTAATTCTAACATCAAATTCTCTAGCATTAGGCCTTATATTTTCAATAGATACTTTAATCTCTGAATTGGCACCATTACCATCTGATATAGTAATAAGTCTGAATAATTTTTTAATAATATTACCATTAACCTCAGATACAACCCATGGAGTTATAGCAGGTCTATATTTGGTTTTATAATCTTCGAATTCAGTTTCAAATTTATCTAAAGTAGTACTAATACCAGTAATGGTACTATCATCTATTAAAGAATCTAACATATTTGGATAAATACTCTCAACAAATATAGGTGCTTGACCATCTGAATTTGATTGACCTAAAACCCTAGGTAAATAATTCTTTTTAGTTGAGTCAAATGATACGTTATAGGTAAAGTCATTACCACCAGTTGTACCACTTAATACAAATTCGGCCTTTGCGTCACTATCAATATCATTAATAGCAGGGTCAATCACTAAATCATCGATACCTACGTCGAAGATTAAATCTTCACTAGCATCGTAACTACCTCTACTTCTAATAAGAGCAACAACTTGGTCATTACTACCTTTAATTACCCAAGCTGGACCAGCGTCATAACCTGAGTAACCTAATACCCTAGTTACGTATAATTGATTAGACCTTGTGAAGTATGATTTAGCTATATAAGGTAACTCATATTTAGGATATCCAGTATCAGGGAATTTGGCTGGGTTTGTCCCACCAAAGAATGAAGTGAATTCGTTATAATTAGAAACG